ATGCCGCGCCGCCGATTCGCTATCGTCACCTATGACCCCGATCGCATCGAACAGCTGAGCTATCAGGCCGAGGGCAGCAGCGTGGCGTGGATCATCATCCGTGCGCTGCAGGGCTATGACTATCCGAAGGAACGCGGCATCATCAACGTGACGCTGATGGACCAGCTGCCAAAGCGCAAGGCCAGCGATCGCAGTTGACTTGAAACTGTGAAAGTATCAACGTCGCCGCTCCACAGGGGAGCAAGGTCATGTCTGAATTCAGGATTGCCGCTGCATTGGCGGCACTATTTATAACATCGGCACCGGCAGCAATTGCGCAAGAAGCGGCGGCAGAACCGCCGATGATCGTCGCTACGCGCGAAGCATCGACCGGCGCGGTTCTTCCGGCCAATACCGAAGTGCTGCTGTCGATGAACGAAACGATCACCACCAAGGGCAACAACCTGAAGGAAGGCAGCAGCTTTGCGCTGACCGTCGTGCATGACGTGATGCTGGGCGATTACGTCGTCATCCCCGCTGGCTCGCGCGCCATGGGTGAGGTGACCTGGCTGACCAGCAAGGGCGCGTTCGGCAAGTCCGGCAAGATGGACATCGCGCTGCGCTATGTAGAGGTGAACAATCGTCGCATTCCGCTGACCGGAACCTATCGCCAGGAAGGCGAAGGCAACACGGTCGCAACGGTCGGTGGCGTGATCGCCGCCGGCGTCTTCGCCGCCTTCATCACCGGCAAGTCCGGTGTGATCCCGCAGGGGCGCGAGCTGATGGCGCGAACCAAGAACGATCTACCCGTTCAGCTACCCGGACCCGTCACGGCCGCCACCCCACTGACCGCGACGGCCAAGCCCGCCGCGCCGGTGATCACCACCTCTGCAGAGGCGCAGCCCCCGGCTAACGAACCGCAATGATCACTGGCGATCAACCTCGATAGCGCTGACATCGCGCGACCAGGCCTGTAGCGCGACCAGCCTGTCGATGCTGGCCTGGGCATCGGTCATTCGGGTAACAAGGTCCGCACAGTCGGCGGCACCAAGAGCGCGGCAGGTGGCGTCGGTATCGCCGGGCACTGCCGCGTTTCCGCCACCACCGTCACCGGCTTCAAGGGCTGCGAGCCGTGCGCGCAGGCGGTCAACGCGAGCAGCATAAGTGCGGGTGCGAGTTTCCAGATCACGGACGGTCCTTTCGTTGATGGCGGCGGCCTCGGCTGCGACGCGCGCGGCATTCTGTTCGTCGAGCTTCCGAGCGGCCTCTCGCCCCTTCATGATGTTCTCGACGGTCTGGTCATGCGCCGCGCGTTCCTCGGCAATCGTGCCGTTCGCTTCGGCCAGCTGGTCGGTCAGGTCGCGGTGATCGATGCCCCATTGGCGCATCAGAAGGACGAGCGCGCAGGCCAGCACGATCACCGCCGTCTGCCAGGGATAGTCGCGCGCCAGCCCGAGCAGCCAGCGGACCAGCTTGCCGAGGCCGATGAACGGCAACAGCAGCCAGTTCATTTGTGCACCACCTGCACTATGTCGTTCGGCGCATAGAGGCCCGCGATGATGTTCGTCTTCTTGCTCTGGTAGGTCTTCCACAGCCCCCAGCCCATGGGCAGCGCGACGGTCACCAGCGCGGTGAGAAACTGCAGCGTTGCATCGTCGATCCAGCCCTTGCCCAGCGCAAAGGCACCGCCCGAAGCGAGCAGGTAGCGCAGCAGGGTGCTGACCTGCCCCTCGAGCGTGTTGTCGGTGACGATGATGGGGGTCTGTTCTGCCATGGGGATGTCCTTTCCATCAGGCACCCGCCGCCAGAAGCGCGGCGACGGTGCGGTTGAAGCGGGCCTCGCGATCGGCCAGGCCGTGTTTTCCGCCATTGATGCGGCGGGATTCGTCGGCCACGCCGGGCGTATCGGCGAGGCGGTTCAGGTCGTTCATCATCCAGAACCAGGCAGCGGACATCACCCCGCCCTCCAGCGTCCGGCCATATGCAAGCACCTGGTCGATGGTCATGCCCATCGCGTCGGCAAAGCCGGTCCAGTTCGATCGCCCCGTCAGCTGCATTGGCCCCGCGCCGCGGAATCGCCAGCCATCGCCGGAAAGCTCGGGGCCGTTGCCCATGCGCCCGGCATAGACCCGGTTGGCCAGTTTCTCGGGGTTGCGGGCATAAGGCTGAGCGGTCGCCAACGTCGGGAAGCGGGTCGGCCAAACCTGCGTCAGCCGCCTGGCCGTGTAGTTCAGGTTTTCCTCGCGGCCTTCCTTGAGGCTGGATTCGTGCGCCATCTGGCTGATGAAAGCCGCGACGCGCCGCACGGTGTTGATGTCAAAACGCTTGCAGGCCCGCTGGATCGGCTCGACCCAGGGCGCCAGCTGCGCCTCGGTCCGTTCCGGGCAGGCCACGCGCAGCAGCTGCACGTCGATCTTCGCAATGACGCCGGAATAGACCGGGGCTGCCGGCACAGGGCGCACGCGATCGAACGCAGCCTTCGCCGCGTCGAACACCTTGCTGATGCTCATTTTACTCTCCGTTGAAAGGCGGCCCGGCATCGGGCGCGCGTTCGCGCAGCACGGTCGAAACCTTCGGATTGCCGTGGATGATCAGGATGCCCTCGAGCTGGGTGATGCGCTGCACTAGCCTGCTTTCCATGGTATCGCAGCGGCGGCGTTCCTCGCGCAGTTCGTCCTTGATGCCGTCGATCTGCGCCTTGAGGATATCGACCTCGGCGGCATGGCCCTTGGCCAGGAAGTTGCGCAGCCACAGCCCGATCGCCGTCGTGAACGTGGTGGCGGCCACCCAGCCCGCGCCGAACGCGGAGGCCAGCCTGCCTCCGTCTTCGCCCATCAGGTCCATCACGCTTCCAGTGCAGCCAGGCGCGCCAGGATATCCTCGATCTGCGCGGCCTGGGCAGCCACTGTCATCTCCAGATCGGTGATGCGCGCATCGCGCTGCTTCGCGTCATGGGCCAGCACGGCCGTCAGCCACAGCGTCAGCTGATCGTACCGGATGCCATAGCGGTCGCCCGCCTCGCGCACGGTGATCAGGCGGCCCGTCGGGTGCATCTCGACCGCAATATAAGGCTCGTCGACCTCGGCCATGACCGGGTTGCCCGTCGCCGGGTCGACCAGGCTGGTCAGCACCGGGACCTTGCGCGTGCGCTGGATCTGCACCTCGGCCATCTCTGGCTGGATGATCGCATCCCACTGGTCATGGCAGCACCAGGCATAGCGCCGCCAGTCGAGCCCTGCCGCTTCGAACAAGGCAAAGACCCGCTGCGCGCGGGCACCGAAGTGCAGCCGCGCCCCGTCCTCGCCCTTCTCGGCAAGCGCATCGTTCCACTGGAAGATGCCCAGCTCCTCCTCGGCGATTTGGCGGCCGACAACGATCTCGGCCTCGCTCAGCGCGCTGCGCCAGGTCTTCTCGCGTTCGTCCGAGGTGTTGATCGTGCCGTTGCCGGCGAACAGCTGCGCCATGCGGAAAGACGCGGTGCCCAGGTTGACGAGATTGTCGGTGGCCGGACGCATCACGCCGTTGCCCTGAACGACCCATTGCTGCACCCGCGCGTTCGTGCCGTTATAGCTGTAGAAGCTGAGCTCGCCGGCGATACCGTCGCCGTTCAGCGTCGCACCGATGCCGGGGCCGCGCAGCGCGAAGGATCCGCTGAAATTGGTATCGCCCATATAGAGCTGGCTGCCGCCCGACTTGAGCAAGCGCACATCGCCCAGGACGTCGACCTTGGTGGTGATCGACGTCTGGCCGAAGCCCGTGTTGTTGGCGTCATCGAAATAGGCGGTATCGACGCCACCGTTCACGACGGCGAAGCTGTTGGCGGCAACGCGCCGGAAGCCCGTGTCGCGATCTTGGAAAAAGCTCAAGGACGGGTTGGACACCGTGCCGTCGGGCAGGAAACCCGAGCCATAGGTGTCGCGCGTTTCCCCGAAACTGTCGATCAGATCGAGCGCATAGTCGAGCGCATCGATCGAGCGGCTTGCGGTCGGCAGGATGGTATAGGCCTGCGCCGCCAGCGTCGGCCCTTCATAAATCGACCGCAACCGCAGGCTGTCATTGTCGAGCACCTCGGCAATCTCGACGAACACATTGTCGGGGCGGCGAATCGCATCGCCCGCCCGGACCTTGTTGGTCAGCCAGGCAACGCCGGTGCCGTTGATGATGTCGTTGTTGTTGGTCCAGGTGACCGTGCCGACATTGTACCATTCTGCCATTGGGCTGCTCCTTAGCTGAGCTGTTCGTTCGAGGTGAGGATGATCCGCTGGTTCAGGCTGTCTTCCAGGCTGACCGTGGAGGTGAGGCCACCGACCGATCGGGTGATCAGGCGCGCGCGATAGGTGAAGAAGGCGGTGCCGCCGGTATTGTCGGTGAAGCTGGCGTTGCCGCTGACCCTGATCCTGGCGCTGCCGGGTTCGGCAGGGCCGAAGCCATCCTCGCCAAAGGCCTCGCCGTTGAAGGTGTACTCGCCGACGAACGACCAGGCGCCATCGCCAAGGCGGCGCTCGAGGCGCAGGGTCGCCTGCGGTGTGCCCGAATAGGCGAACGCATCGGTGATCTGCACCAGACGATCGTAGATATAACCGACCTCGACCTGCTTCGGATTGCCTTCGGTGCGGAACGGCCCGATCGCCGTCATCGCGTCGCTCGCGGTCGATGTCGCCTCATTGGTGTTGCTGATCACCTGCGATGCAAAGCGCAGGCCCCACAGGCCTTGCCCGCTGGTATCGAGCCAGAAGCTGGCATCGGTCTCGTTGCAAAGGTTGATGGCGCGGCTCGGCCCGAACCACAGCACGAAATTGTTGTCGACGCCGAAGCCTAGCCCGATGACCAGCATCACCGTGCCGTTGTCCATCTGCAGCGTACCGTTGCGCAGCCGCAGCTTGCCGGTCGAATCCGCACCCAGATAAACCTCGCCGGTCACCGGATCGATCAGCTGGAAGATGTCCATCAGGAAGCGCATGATCGACGCGGTCGGCGATGCGTTGATACCGAAGCCGGTGATGCGGCCATTGATATCGATCTTCAGGCCATAATTGGCCAGCAGCCCGTCGATGATCTCCAGCGATTCGAGGATCGCGGTCTCGTTATCGCCCACGCGCCCGCTGAGCTCGGTCACGCTCTCGACGATCAGCCTGTCGTCTTCCTGCCAGATCGTCTGCGCCTGCGCGATCGCGGCCTCGATCGCGATCGGGACCGCCGCCAGCTGATCTTCCAAACCGCCCAGCAGATCGAACGTGGTGTCGCGATCGTCTTCAAGACCGTCGACCCGACCGATCGCGCTGCTCAGATCGCCCTGCGTCGTCTCGATCGCGGTGTTGATGTTGCCGATCGCGACAGTGGTGCTCAGGCTCAGCGAATTCAGTTGCTGCACCACGCCGGTGCCGGGGGCGAGCACGATACGGTTGAGCTCGGTAATCTGGCCGATGGCACCGCCCAGCTCTGCACCCAGCGCTATCAGGCTCGACGCGACCGCACGCTTGTTGGCGTTGAAGTCGGTGACGATCTCCTCGCGAAAGATCACGACGTCGCGAAAGGCCTTGCGTGCGTTGCGATCGGTCAGCGCCACCGCCTGCAGCATCCGGTTGGCCAGGCCCTGCAGGTCGACATCGTTGATCCGCCCGACCGTCGCACTGCGCTGCAGCCCGGCGGTCAGCCGCCCATCGATATTGGCACTCGTCTGCTCGATGTTCTCGACCCGCGCGCCGATGCCTTCCAGGTCTTCGCCTTGCTGCCCCAGGATCGATTCGATCTCGCTGAAGCGCAGGCCGTTCGTTTCCTGCTCGTCGGAAAAAGCCTGGCTCAGTTCCTCGACCGTCGTCAGCAGCGTGCCGAACTGGCCGTCGAAGCTCGCCTGCAGGTCGGTCAGGTCCTGCGCAACGGCGCTGATATCGTCGGCCAGCGCGACGCTCTGCGCGGTCAGCCCCGCGACCGAACGGCCCAGCTCCACCTGCAGCGCAATGCCGAACTCGGCCACCGCCTGGATGCGCCCGGACTGATCGGTGATGCGCGATCCCAGCTCGTTGCGCGCAATGGCAATGGCCTGCACCTGCGATCGCTTGGCCCGATCGCTCAGCACCAGCGCGATCAGGTCCTGCTCTGCATTCTCTTCCTGCCGCAGCTGGACCAGGCGCGTCGCGGTGACCGAGTTGCGGATGGTGGCAGCATCAGGCACCGCCTCCAGCAGCTCTTCGGCCTCGCTGACCCGGGTGTCGAGCGCGGTGAATTCGGTGCTGCCGACCTTGTCGGCAATCTGCCCCTCGAGCGCATCGATCTTCTCTTCGGCGGTGTTGACGCGCAGCGTCACCGCGCTGAGCGCGCTGGCCGAGGCGCGGGTGATGATGGCTGCGTTCAGGCCATCGATGTCGATCTCCGCTTCGTTCAGGCGGCTGAAGATGAAGCTCAGGTCGGCAATCTGGCTGGGGTCGAACGCTGCCAGCGCGATCTGCTCGTTGACGTAGTTGAACGACGCCTTGAGGTTGATGCTGGCCAGCGCGCCATCCAGCGTGATCTCGGCCTTGCTCAGCCGCTCCCGCGTCTGCTCGACCGAATGGATGCGCACCTGCTTGGTGACCGGATCGACATAGATACCGCCGTCGCGCAGCAGCTCGCGCGTACGCGACGATTCGGACAGCAGGAAGGTCGCAGCGGCGGTCAGACGCGCGACGGCGTCATCCGCCTGGCGCAGCGACGAAGCGGTGGCCGCCCCGATATCTGCCGTGGTGACCCAGCCCAGGTTGATCGGATCGGCATCGGGCAGCTCCAGATAATCCAGCCTGCCATTGCGGAAGACCAGCGAGCTGTTGAGGAACTGGCCCGAGGGGCGGATATTTCCGTTCTCATCCTTGATATTGCCCGGCACGCCGCTCCCCGGCGTCGGCACGATCGCGCCCTCGGTCGCGCCCGGCTCGGCGGGCTGCAGATCGCGCATCGGCGTGCCATCAGCGTAAACCGGCTCGACCTGACCCGTCAGCTGCAGCCAGTGCGGGTTGCCGATCGCGGGCGCGCTGCCGGTCTGCGGCGTGGTGCTGATGAACAGCCAAGTCGACCCGTCGGGCAGGATCGCAACATCGCCCAGATCGAAGGTGAAATCGGCAGAATATTCGATCGGTGCCTGCGCTAGGTTGATCTTGCGCGTTCCGTCCAGCTCTTCGGCAGAGACCAGCTGCGGCACCGGCGGCGGCGTACCTGTGCGGCCGAGCGCGAAATCGTGCTTTTCCTCTGTCTCGGTGATGAAGGTCAGCTGGACGATGCCGCTGCCGGGATCGAGGCTGCGGCCCGAAACAATGCACAGCTGCTCGGTCAGGCCTTCCGACGGGATATGGACAGTAACGCAGTCGCCGGGACGGAAGCTCGAGCACCGCGGCTTAAGCGGCAACGTGATCGGCCCAAGCTCGCGCTTGTCGGCCAGGATGTAAGATCCGATCTGCGTCGCTTGGTCGGCATCCTGCACCAGATCGAGCTGGATGGTGTCGACCTTGCGCTCGCCATCCAGCTCCACATAGTTGGAAAAGACGACTTCGCCTGCCGGCTGATAAGTCCACTGATGGTCCGGCGAACGGAACTTCGGGATGACGACGTTCTTGGCATCGCGCCAGTCGGGCGATCCCGGAATGACCATCTCGCCATCGGCCAGGTCATCTGCGGTGATCCTGCCGATCGCGATGCGCGGGGCGGAAAAGCGGACCGTCAGCGTGCTGCCCAGCAGAACCGGCTCGGCCGCGCCCGACTGGCAGATCAGCTTGAGGTTGTTCCACTTGTCGGCGGGCTCGAAGATGGTGCCGCCGACGCTCCAGTTGTTCGCGTCGATGACATTGGCCCAGGCGACGAAGGCATCGATGTCGATATCTTCATAGTCGCCGGCGACGCCGTAGACCTTCTTGCCGTTGTGATAGGTGCCATAGGCATATCCCAGGGCGTGCAGCGCGTTGTTGGCCGTGTAGACATAGGTCGAGGGGTTATCGATCCGGCACGGGCCGCTGCCGCCGGGATAGGTGCTGTCGAGCCGCGGATCATAACGCCGCACCCCGCGCCACAGCGCGCCGATGCGCGGCACGCCGCTGCCCCAGACCTTGCCGTCCTTGTCGAACCGGAGCGAATAGCCGATCTGCGCATGGCCAGAGGCCTTGTGCTGCATGCTCCAGCGCGGCGCACCGGGCCATTGCGGCAGCACCGGGCTGGATTCGGGCACTGCGCCGAGCCGGACGTCGCGATAGAGAAAGCCGGAATAATAGCCGGTGGCCCCATTGCCGGAGAAATAGACGGGCTGGAAATTGGCGTAGACCTGCACCAGGGCGTCGACAGGACCGCAGCCCGAATACTCGACAACCATGAACCGGTACGGATTGTCGACCTTGCTGACCCGCCCGCCATAACCTGTGTCCCAGGTCAGAATGCCGTCGAAATAGGTCAGGCCCATCAGGCAGGGCGTCGGCTGATTGGCGGCGATCGACAGGCCGCTGGTGCTGCCTTGCGCGCGCGGCGGCTTGGCCAGCAGCCCTGATCCGATCTGCGCTGCTGCCGCCACGCCGCTCGCGATCGTGCCGACGGTCGCGAATGTGGTTGCGGCCGTCGCTGCGGCTGTGGTGCCTGCCGCAGCCCCGACCAGCGGCGCGGCCAGACCAGACGTACTGATGACGAGCGCAATCGCCCCCACCGCGCCGACGATGACGCCCACGGTTTTCAGCACTTTCGACATGGCTAGAGTCGCCAGGCTCGGGTGACGGCGCCCATCGCTTGGGCGATCGGCGTGATGCGATCCGCTTCGGTGCCGTGCCAGCCCATCAGCACCCGCCCGCCGCCATGGATCAGGATCGCGCCCATGCCGTCGTCCTCGTCGCCTGGCAGCATCGCCAGATCGCCCAGAACCATCATCGCCGGGATTATGGCCGGAAACAGGCTGTCGAGCAGGCTGGCCAGGCTGTCATGGCCGGTGGCCTGCAGCGCGCGGCGAGCGCCGAGCGGCGATCGGAAACGCGGCACCGGCGGCACGTCGTGCCCCATGTTCGCCGCGTGGAAGCGCGCCAGATGAATGCAGGTCGATGCCGTCTTCCAGCTGAAGGGCTTCATCTCGAACCGCGCCATCGTCGCCTTGCTCGCATTGCGGCGGCGGATCATGTCGTTATCCACCTGATGTCCCGAATCCAGCATCATACGAAGTTGACCCCGGACAGATCGAAGCCACCGCCTCCGCCGCCATAGCCGCCGACAGAACCGCCATAGCCCATGGGCGGGCCTGCCGTGCCCCAGGCGACATCGGGCTGCAGCCCGGTCATGTTGTCGAACCCCAGCTCGCCGGGGAACACCCGCTGATGCGCGGCCGATGACAGGTCATTGCCCTCGTTGATCAGGAACAGCTTCACCCATCGCGACAGGAAGCTCATCTCGAGCACGCGGTTGCCGCGCGTGCGGCGCAACGTCGTCTGGTTCAGCAGACCCCTGAACATGTCTTCGGCATGGATGACCTGATGCGTGACCGGGTCCACCTGCGCCAGCCACAGCTGAATGCTGCTGTTCTGATAGGCCGGGCTCGACAACGCCGCCGCCGCCGCGCTGGAAGCCGGCAGCCACATCATGCGGCCTTCGGGCAGGCTGTCGCCCGTCGATTCGGAAATGGGCTCGATCGCCGCGATCGTTCCGAAATCCTCGTGAAAGGTCCGGTACTGTTCGCCATCCTTGATCACGAAGCCGCCATCGCACAGGCGCAGCGTGACATGCGGCAGATCGATCTTCGCCAGACCGGCGATCAGGATCGACGCACCCTCGAAACTCATTGACCTTCCTCGATCGTGAAACGCAGGCCGTAAAGCCGGGCACGGTCGATCGACCACGACGCGCTTTCGGCAGAATTGAGCCAGCCCACGATCACCGGGTCCACGACGGTGATCGGGTCATTATTGGTCGGCGGGGCGCGCAAGGCAGGGATCAGCGGCAACGTGCCCGCGCCGGAACCGTCGAGCGCGGTCTGTGCAGCGATCATGTGCAGAAACCGCGCGCCCTCGCTGAGCAGCGATATCCACTGGCTCTGCCGGAACACGTAATTGGCCGATCCGCCGCTGACCGGCAGCAGCGTCCCCGCATGTCCGGTGCCGCTGACACGCGGCGCGCCAGGCGTCCCGACCGTCAGACCGGGCTGGCGGATCGTCCATTGCACGCCCGATGTCAGACCCAGGTTGAGCAGCGCGATCCACGCAGCGGCCTGAGCGCGCTGCATCGACGGCAGGGTCACCGCCACAATCCAGCGATTGCCCAGGCGATTGAGCCGCTGCACCGGCCCACCCAGCGGCGGACGCAGGAAGCCACCGAAATCGACGGGTGCCCATTGCTGATCGACCGGCCCCGGCGTTGCAGGCAAGACCACTGCCGTCATGCGAGGCGGCTCCGCTGCTGCCGCGCCCAGGCTTCCTGCGCGCCGGAGCTGCCCAGCTGACCACCGGCCAAGGCCGCCTGTTGCGCCATCGCGTTCATCTGTCGCAGCAGATCTTCGGTCATCACCGCGCCGCGCAGGTCGAACTTCTGCACCACGGTGCGACCGCCCGACTGGCGCAGCCTGCTGTTGGGAATCACCGTACCGCCGGTATTGGGCACGATCAGCTCAGGCCCGCGCTCGCCCACCAGATAGGTTCGACCCTTGGTGACCGGACCGCCCGCCGCCTTGCCCGGCGGGCGAACGCTGGCGCCGATGCCCTTGACCGTGGAGATGACGCCGGTGATGCTGCCGATCAGATCAGCCACACCGCCGATGATGCCGATAATGTCGCCCTTCTTGATCGAGGTGACGAACCCGTTGATCGCGCCTTCGACATCGCTCATCGACTGGGCGATAGCCCGGGCCATGTCTTCGAAGACAAAGATCATCGGCTTTGCGACGCTGCGATCGACCTCGCTGGGCAGGCCGTTGAAGTCCTTGAAAATCTGCGGAATTTCCTCGGCCGTCGCGGCAAAGACCTGAATGGTGTCGGGGCTGTTGCGCTCGAACTGCAGCATGGTTTCGGCATGCTCGCGGCGCAGACGGCGCAGGGCCTCGGCATAGGCGTCGGCGGAAAGGTTGCCCCGCTTCGCCATTTCGGCCAGGGCATCCTGATCGGCCTTGAAGTCCAGCTGCGCGCGGCTTTCGGGGAACAGCCGGTCCATGATCGACTTTACGCGGTCCCGCATCTCTTCAAAGCGCGTAGTGGCAGCCTCGGTCGCTTCGGCCGCCGGCTTGACCATAACGTCATCAAGCCGCGCCATGTGATGCGCGATGCCATCGACCATGTCGGGCACATAGCTGTTGAACACGACCGCATCGGCCATGTCGTAGAAATAGCCTTTGACCCTATCGATCCCGGCCTTGACCGTGTCCCAGACGGCGTTCAGCTTGTCGACCACCCAGGTCTTGACCGCAGTGTACAGCCGCTTGATGATCGGCTCGATCTTGTCCCAGTTCTTCCAGGCATAATAGACCAGGCCGATCGCGGTGATCGCCAGGCCGACAGGGCCCAGCATGAAGCGGAACGCGACCCCGATGGCACTGAGCAGCGGCGGCACGATCTTCATCACCACGCCCAGCTTGCCCAGCAGCGGCAGGATGGTGCCGAACCCGCTGACCAGCGCGCCGACGCCGATCAGCACCGGGCCGACCGCAGCGGCCACGGCGGCAAAGCCGACCACCGCTTCTTGCGCTCCCGGCGAAAGCGAGAGGAACAGCTCGAGCACGCGGTCCACGGTGGGCAGAAGCCGTTCGCCCATGACCAGCACGAGCTCTCCGATCCGCTCCTGCACCTCGCGCCACTTGTCGATCTGGTCGCTGCCGGGGGCAGCATCGCGCGCGGCCTTGCCCGAACCCTTGTACTGCCGCTCGAGCTCGCCCAGGATCACCGCCTGCGCCCCTGCCGTGTCACCGGCTGCGACCATCGACTGGATCATCGCCTTCTGATCGGCGGTGAACTGGATGCCGACCCGGCTGAGCGCCGCCAGGCCCTTCACCGGATCGTTCAGCGCCTTGCCGATCAGGATCGTCGAGCTTTGAAGATCGGTCTTCATGCGCGACGAAAGGTCGACAGCGGCGCGCTGTGCGCGATCGAATGCCTCGCCCGAGACGTTCCCGAAGGTCAGCATGTTCGCCGTGACCTTGCGCAGGATGTCGTCGTCGTCGAACGTCGAAAGCGACTGCAGCGCCGCCGCCTGTTCCTGCAGCTGGGGCAGGCTGCGGCCCGCCGCATTGCCCATCGACTTCAACCCGGCCTCGACCTGGGCGAGCGCTTCACGGCTTTCGATCGCCGCCTGCGACGACTGGAAGGCCAGCGCAGCCAACGGAGCGGTGACGGTCAGCGACAGGGTCTGGCCGATGCCGCTGATCTGCGACCCCATCTTCTCGAAGTCCTTGCCGAAACGGTTGAGCCGCTTCTGCGCAATGTTCAGGCCTTCTTCGAACGCGGCGGAATCCAGCCCCAGGACCGCGCGCAGCGCACCGATGACAGAACTCGCCATACCAGTCCCTCAAACGAAAAAGGCCCGCCGGTTTCCCGGCAGGCCTGTGATGGTGTTCCAGGGGCATCCATAACTTGGACACCCTTGCGGTAGTTATTCTAGAAGCGCGTCTTGCAGGCAACGCAGCGCACCATTTGCGGATGCTCTTCGACGCCGAACATGCCGATCATCAGCCGATCGAATCGTGTCGGATCGACCATCCTGAAATCCTTGGCCTGGCACCAGTCGCTGTAGATTCGGTACAGGTCGGTTAGATGCGTCGCTTCGCGCGTCGATGGCTTGATCTGCGCCGCCGCAGTGAACTTGCCGACATCGCCTTCGCGCACCACCGCCGCATCGGTCGCATCGCTTTCCAGATCGATGCTCGGCACCGGAAAACCCAGCGTCTGCCACATCTGGCGCCCTGCACCCTTGCCATACAGGTCCCCGCATACCCGCACCATCAGCACTGCCACGCGAATCTGCTCGCGCTCATCTGGCGTACCAAGGAACGGCACCGGGATTTCCGACTTACGCATAGTCGGAGGTGGCTCGACATCATTGGCCGGGATCTCGAACTTACCAGCTTTACGGATCGCTGGCAGAACTTCCGACGTCACCCATTTCCGAAATCGCCTCGCCTCTGGCAACCGGCTCTTGAACACCAGCGTATAGACCCCGCTTTCGGAGACGATATTCACCTGACGGGTGCCAGCGTTCGTGTCCACAGTATGGACACCAAGCTCATCAGCATCGAGCTTGTTCAAGGCTGTCCGCGCGTTCTTGATCTCCAGTACCGCGCAGACATCATTGGCAACGAACCACGGCGTGCCGTCGCGCTCGATCACGCGCACCAACTTGTCGCCATAGCCGAAGCTATGCAGGGCTACCGCGTTCATGCCAGCACCTCGTGATAAATGCCCATCGTCTCGATCAGCCAGTCTTGCACTGCGAGCGCGCCAACCAGCGTGCCGTCATGATGCGGACAGGGCCTGACACGCTGGGCCAGGTGCGCGCGGATTTCCGCAAGAGTGGTGTTCTGGGCAAACCGGATCGGTTTTCCCTGTGCACGTCGATAGCGGTCTATGCTAACGACTGTTTCAGCCTGAGGCATGGGTAAGCTCCATGATGATGGTTAGGGCCGGGCGAAAGTTGCTGCTTTCGCTCGGCCTGCATTGGTGTTAACACGGCTGCATGAACGATGCAACTGGCGTTAACACGAAAACTCGAAAGAAGCGGCCACCTCAGACTGGCACTCTGGTTGGCGTGCGATTCCAGCCAGAACAACTCTCCCTGCTTGACGAATGGCGCAGACAGCAAGCTGAGATACCCTCACGCGCAGAAGCTATTCGGCGTCTTGTCCAAGAAGGGATTAGGCCGCTGGGCTCTCGCCTTTCGGACTGAGCCTGGCCTGCCACAGGTTCAGGTTGTGATGGATCAGCTCCGGCGACATGGCCCCGGCCTGCGGGGCGGCCTGACGGCCCATCAGCACTTCCAGATCGGGCATTTCTTCCACCCTGCCCATTGCGCCGATATGCCAGGCCTGCCAGCCCCTTCGGCGCTGATAGCCCTCGATGGCTGCAAGGATCAGCCGCGGGGTGGATTTCCAGAACTGGTGCGCAGGCTGTCCGGACTCGCACCAGGCGATGAAGAGTTCGTGCCAGTCCCAGGGTTCTCCATCGCTATCGGAGGGTTTGCGTCGGCCGTGCCCGCCCCCTTGTCGCCACGGGGCTCGGGCATGGCCCGGCTCAGCGCTTCAGCCAGCGCCCCCTGCACTGCCTGGGGATCCGCCAGCAGCAGATCGAAGGCAAGCCCCCTGTCGGCATCAGGATGATTCTCCTGCAGGCCGCACGCGATGATCGTCGATATCGTCGCCATCTTCATCGCTGCAGGGTCTGCCTGCGCAGCGGCGAGTTCCTTGTACATGCCACCAAGCCCCAGGCCGAGCTTGTCCTCGATCTGCAGCAGCGCCTCGGCATCGAACACCATCCTGAACGATTCGCCCGCGACGGTGAACGACGCTTCGCCCCTCAGTCGGTTGACCATGTCAGACCTCGTCGCCTTCGGTGATCGCGCCGGTCACCTTGATCGAGAAGCTGGCGGTCTGCTTGCCCGTCACTTCCATACCATCAGGGCCATAGCTGGTGACATAGCCGCTGAAGAGCTTGTGCTTCAGGCCGCTCGCGCCCTTGCTGACCGTCTTGAAATTGTACAGCCCGCCGGTGGTGTAGGCCGTGATCATCATGGTATCGAAAGCGCTGTCGGCGATGTAGTGCACCTGGCCCGATACTTCCCCGGAATCATAGACCCCTTCGGGTATGAACTCCATGGCGCCGCCGGCACTGTCATGCGTGGTGACGTCCTGCGTCGCCCGCTCGGGCACCGGCGGGTTTAGGCTCAGCAGTTCGGCCACGTTCACCAGCGGGGTCACCCCGCTGGCGGCGACAAACAGTTTGGCGCCAAAACTGGTCTTGGCTGCGGTGGTCATTTCCCGTCACTCCTGCGGTTGGTGAAAAAACGTGAATTCGATCAGCACGCGGAAAACCCGGATGCCTCCGTCCAGCGTGTCGCTGTCCTGCCGCCGCATCTCCAGCAGACCCTCATGAAAGACCCAGTTGGAAACGCTGCGGTGCTGCTCCATTTCGGTGGCGACCGCCCGTGCCAGCGCAACCGCTGCGGTGTCGCTCTCTGCCCAGCATTCGAAGCGCACCCTGGGCCGGTCGAGCCCGTCGGGCCCGCCGTGTGTCCATTCTCTGCCGGGTGAAACCTCGGTCAGCACGATGCAGGGAAAGCCGCCGCGGCGTGGCCGTTCGAACCAGCTGACGCGGGTTCCCGCGATAGCCGCGACGCCCGCCGCCGCGCACAACCGCGCGACAAGGGCTTCTTCCATTCCCATGCGGATTTACCTTTTGGCAGCCAGCTTGGCGGTGCGCCGCGCGGCTCGAGCGGCCGTCCGCTCGATCTCAGGCCACATTTCCGTGGCGATCCTGCCCAGCGCCTTTTCGCCGCCTTCCGCCTCCCAGGCTGGGGTCAGCGCGGGGTTTGCGGCCTGGTGCACATTGCCGAACTCCTGCTGGATCCCGGCAGGATCGGCGGTGCCGACATAGACTTCGACCTCGCTCTTGCCGAGGCGGCGGTTGAGCGAAGACTGCCGGCGGTTCAACCTGGTGCCGACGATTTCGTTGTCGAGCAGTACGCCAGACGCGACGACGGTACGCGAATGATACTCGTCTAGGATCGGCTCAGCTGTCTTCTTCAGCACCCGGCGTGCCACCGCCTTGGCCGTCACCTTTTTCAGATCGCCGAGTGCCGCCTCCATTTCGCGGCCGCCTTCCAGCTTCAGAAACCTTTTCGACATGGCCTTGCCCGATCAGCAGCTCCGCCGTGCTGGCGGGCAGTTCATATTCGTCACCCGGCTTCTTGGCCTGCGCCAAACCGAATGCATTGCGGTGCGCACGCACCGTCTTGACCTTGATCATGTTCATCCCCTGCTACGCGTTGCGGTGAATTCGATTTCGCGGTGCAGGTCTCCCACCGGGGCGATGCCCGTGATGTCCCAGCCCACACCTTCGTAAAGGATGCGGTGATCACGCGGGGTGACGCCGCGAAGCGCCGCCGTCGACAGCACCCGGAAGGTCGCAGTCTGGCTGGCATTCTCTGCCGCCGCCTCGCGCCGCTCTGCCCCACTTCCCCAGCTGATCGCAGCCTTGGCCTGTTCGACCTCTTCCCAGGCATCATCGACCTCTACGCCGAGCGTCGATGTCACATCGGTGGCCCGCTGGAAGACGATGCGGAATTGCCGCTTGCCCGCGCGCAGCATCTCAGATCACCGGCAGCCGGTACTGGTCGCACAGGAAGCGAAAGCCGAACGGCGCCTCGCCTGAAATCGTGCCTGTGATCACTGCCTCGCGCTGCATGAACAGGTGCGCCAGCATCATCTTGGCCGCATGCACCAGGCCGCGGGGGCGATTGTCGTCGGTGTAACCGGCGGTGAAGGTGACGGTGACCGGGCCGTAGCTGGTCGGCCAGGCGGCGTTCAGCGCGGGCAGAAGGTTGCCCAGCACGTCGAGCCGCCAGCCACCGGCAGCTATGTCGGCGGCCTCCCCAGCGCTGTCGACATACGAGACACCGGTCACCAGGACCGAGGCCGCAGGCCCGATGCCTGCGCGCATGCCCGGTCCAAAGTCGGCAAAGCGGGCAACAATGCCTGTCGTCTCGGCCAGACGGATGTTGCAATATTTCTCGACCGCATCGATCGCCGCATCGCGCAGAACCTCGATCAACGCGTCATCATCATTGGCCAGAACGCCAAGATGCGCCTTCGCATCCGCCAACGGCAAGATGCCCTCACCATACCCCTCGGCGATGTCGATGGGGTTCAGGGTGAAGAGCATGTTGCCACCAGCGGATGCGAGGGGATCAATCCACAAGGATGTGGAACGTGCCGGTCTTGGCGTTGCCGCCCTGGGCGATGCCGATCTTGACGCGGTCATTGCCGAGCGCGATCCGATCAAGCACGGCGGTGCCGCCCGCCGCATAGAGCGCGGCAACGCCAGCGACCGAATGCGTCGGCATGCGAGGCGCCCGGACCCCGCTGGCGTTGACATTGGTCTCGACCCAAAGGTCGACGCCCGTGGCCTCCCCCTCGATCGTGAAGTCGACGCCATCGGCAAAGTCGCCCTTCACATATTCGATCTGGTGGATCTTGCCGCTGATGCGCCGCGGCGAATAGGCGGTGGCCGTGCCGTCAGCGGCAGTGGTCACCGAAACGGTGTAACGCTTCATGTGCTTTCTCCGGAATGCGGAACCGCGGCGCGGCCCCTGGGATGGACTGGATCAGCCCTTGGTCAGCCCTCGGCGGGCTTCTTCTCGCCGCCAACGGGCGGTGTCTGTCCGGATACTTCCTCCTTGTTCTTGGGAGGCTTCTCCATCTTGTTGGACGGACGCTCAGCTGCCTTGGCCTTGATGATCTCGACCGCGCCGAGGGACACCAGGCGCTGGACATCCTGCTGGTTATACTCGGCCTCGGAACCGATCTCGGCACCGTTCAGCGGCTTGAGCAGCCGCACCTTCACTTTCGCCATGCTTTTGCTCCATCGCTTTCGTGAACGGGGTTTCATCCCCGCTCACGAAAACGGGGGCAGCGTCGCAGCTGCCCCCGAGTGCCAGGCAAGACCCGAAGGTCTTGCTCAGCCGACGCGACCCAGATCGCCGTAAACCAGCGCTTCAGGGCGATAGATGGCCAGACCGACGCGCTCTTCTGCGCGGATCGTGACCTTGTTCTTCTGGAAGTTGTCGCCGTCTTCGGTCGAGACTTCGACGGTGGCATCCTGACGATCGAACAGCTGCGCAGCCATGTCGAAGGCGCCGACCAGGAACTTGTCGACGGTCATCGCCTGGGTCGGAACAACCGGCAGACCCCACAGCACGGGGCTCAAGGTTCCCTGCGGATTGCCGATCAGGTAGCGGCCATAGCCGTCCTTCATGGTCTCGATATACGCCCAGTCGATCGGGTTCAGAACGATACCGTTCGCCGGATATTCGGCCAGAGCAACCTGCAGAATGCCGAAGCGGATGTCGTCGATCAGGCTTTCGGAGACCAGGCTGGCATGCGGTGCATAGGCCGTCGCCTCGGTGATCAGACCGGTGAGGTTCTGCCCGGTGCCGTCACCGTTCAGCAGCTGAACCTCTTCCTTGTACGCCAGGCCATAGCGCAGACGCTGGTCGATGATCGAGCGCAGCGCCGGCGCATCGGCCAGCACCTGCACGCTCGCGCGCATCCAGTGGGCGATCGTGCGAACCGTCATGGTCGCTTCTTCGAACTGGATTTCCGACTGCGGCTTCTGGGCACCTTCAGCCACGACATCCGCATTGTTGGTGAAGCCGACTTCCTTGTCATATTCCAGCGTGTTGCTGGAAATCTGGCCCGGCATCAGAAGTGCACGGATCGTCATGCGCCGCTGCGGCTGCATCACCGGCGCTGCCCGCTGGGGCTGGATCATCGTGCCGACCGAACCGGCAGCATCGGTGGTCAGCGACGAGATGTCCTTCACGTCAACCAGGATGCGGCCCCGCGGGCGCGTTTCGGCAGCGAATGCCTTGAACCGTTCGTCTTCCAGGAAACGCTCGCCGGCGGTCTGCTCAGCATTGCCCTGGGCACCCTGCCGCGCCTGCTTCTGCTCGATATCGTCGAGCCGCGCCTTGGCTTCGTTCATCGCCGCAATGGCCTGGTCCGCCAGTTCCTTGGCGGTGCTGGTCATCGACTTGCCAGCTTCGGCTTCAGCCAGCGCCTTCTCGGCAATAGCCTTGACCTCGTCATGGCGCTTGTCGAACGCGGCCTTGGTTTCGGCGGCCAGCTCGGCCGCCGTCTTGGTCTGTTCACTCATGTTCGGGTTCCTTGTGCTGGTGCCGGTCAGTCCGGCTCACCTGTCAGATCGACAATCTCGGCGTCGAAGAGCGCGGCCCAGAAATCAGCCTCCGGGTCGGTTTGGGCAGGGGCCCCCTGCTCGCCAGCCAGCAAAGCGCTCGACGCGCGCTCCGCCTCGCTGTTGGTGAAGCCGAAGAATTCCTTCATCAGCTCTTCCATCTCGCGCCGTTGCAGCCGGTCCCCGGCGGCGAGCCGCGCGCGGAAATCTTCAAGTTCCGCTGCCTTGACAGCGCTGACGGTTGCCAGCGAATTCGCGGGCTGCGAGACCACCGACACCTCGACCAGGGTCAGTTCCTTCAACAGCATGACCTTCTCGGTCTCGTCTTCGCTGGCCTTGATGACGCGATAGCCGATCGACAGGCCGTCGATGTCGCCAGCCTTCAGCAGCGCATAGGCCTCTCTGCCACGCTGCACATCCATGTTGAGCTGACCAGTGACCAGCAGACCCTTGTCGTCCTCGACGATCTCGGTCCAGCTCCCGATCGGCTGATGCGGATCGTGCTGCCAGAACATCTTCGGGCGGGACTTCTGCCGCTTGTGATCGGCAAGGCTACGCTTGAACGCCCCGTTGAGGATCACGTCGCCATAGCTGTCCCGGTTGCCGAACACCGCGCCATAGCCGGTGATCTGCCCGTCTTCGCCCAGCGCCTTCAGCTCGAGCACCGGCGCGCCCTGTTTGGTCCTCACTGGCCATTACCTCCATCGGTACCGCTGACGGCCTGCGCCAGGGGAATATCCTGCATCTGCACGATCGGCACATCACCACCTTCGATCGGAGGCAGGTTCTCCAGACGACGCGCCTCGTTGCGTGTCAGCACGCCCAGGCGGACCATGATCTGGTAGAACGAAGCGCGACCTGCGCTGTCACCGCGCAGCAGCCCCTCGATGTTGAATTTGATATATGCGCCAGACTGCCGCTCGGCCCGGGTCAGCAACTGCTTGGTCAGCGCCCGCTCGAATCGACGCAGGCGCTTGCGGAGCGTGAATTTCTCGAACCCCAGGACATCGACTTCCTTGCCGGTGCCCCAGTTGCTGGACTTGTCACCATAGCCGACCATTCCGGGCGGAACGCCGAATATCCGACAGATTTCCTCGCCGCTGAATTTGCGGCTTTCCAGCAATTGCGCGTCTTCAGGGTTGATCGACAGCGATTGCCATTTCAGCCCATTGTCCAGCAGCATCGGGCGACCAGCATTGATCGCTCCGACGAACTTGTCCTGCAGCAGCTGTTCCAACAGTGCCCGCTGTTCACCGGTCAGCGGCTTGTCCGTTTCCAGAAAGCCGCTCGGCATCACACCGTTCTCGAACACCTTGCGCGCCAGCGTATCGGTGGTGGTCGCGGCTGTGAACGTCCGCGCGCAGATCGAAAGCGTCGAGGCGCCTTTCAGGCCATCGCCGCCCATCCCCCGGATATGCAGCATATCGCTCTGTCGGCGCACCTTGGCCAAGCCATCGGTGGTCCAGCTATACTGCTTGTCGCCGTCAGCCAGGCGGCGCACCGTGACGCCGCCAGGGTTCAGAACGGGCAGCAAAGCCGTAATATTGCCTGCACCGTTCCGCACGATCTCGGCATAGGCATTGCCCTGCAGCTCGACGCTGGCGAACATGAACTCCCAGAACTCATAATCGTCCTGGTCGTAGTTCGGATCCAGCTTCAGCACCCAGTGCAACGGGTGGCTCGAATCCTCAACCGCGACTCCGTCGGGCCCGGGGCGATACACTGCCGGTGTCAGACTGGCCGACGTGCCGGCGAGCAGGTTCACACAGGCATAAGTTGCCGAGTGTCCCATCGGGCTGCGCAACACGAGACTGTCGAGATAATCTCCGACAGTGACCCGGTTCGTCCTGAAATTGTCCTGATCCGAAAACGCAACGCGCGAAGGCCCGGTTTCCAGACCCCAGGACGCCTTGGCATCGACGGGCTGTTCGGTCAGCCAGCGCCAGGCAGTGCGCAGGAAACCGCCTTGCGCCTCCTGGTTCATGCTGCTCGCATCCCTTCAATCCATTCATCGATCGACAGTTCGCCGGCACCGGCGGCCACCGGATTGAGCTCCAGCAGCTTGGTCGCGTTCAGCCCCGCCATGAACGGGTCGATCTTCGCGCTGGCAGAGGCGTTCTTGGTGATCATCACCGACTGCCGCCCCTTCTCTTCCTTGGTGTTGCTGACGCACCACGCCATCATCGGCGACCCGTCATGCACAACCTGGTTGAACTTCAATTTGCGCGCCAGGCCGACGATTGCCGACATCAGCCGAAAGCCCTGGCCGATCGGCGCCATCTGATCGTCGGCAATGTCTGCCGCCGCCATGGCATCGATCAGGTCGGCCACGCCCTGCGGGTCAAGGCCGATCGCCCCACGCTCGGGCAGCAGCCCGCTTTCCTTCACCTGCGCCACGATCGCTACGATCTCGGCAATGTCCTGTGGCAGGAAGTCCGCCTCGGCATCGTCGCCGACTTCGGCCTCGCGGCAGATCGTCAGGCTTCCCTGCGCCTCGAAATCCCTGAGCAGACCCGCAATGTCCTTGCGCCGCTCCAGCACATCGGGCCAGGCCCATGCACGAAACCAGTACAGCCAGCGCGCGGTATCGCGTTCGCGGCCCGCCACGCACAGCCCGTAAAGGTCATCAAGCCCGCCGCCGTCGATGCCGACCACCGCGACCTCGCACCGCGCCAGCAGACTTTCAAGCGTCAGCGATCGGTCGCCCGCCGCCTCCCAGTAATCCGCGCCACGCCACCGGTCCCGGCGCAGCCTGAGACCGATTTCAACGTTCAGATGCTTGGCCAGAAAGACCTGCAGGTCTTCGTCCGCATCACCCGCCTGCGTCTTTCGAAGCTCGGCAGTCAGCCATTCCGCCGACACCGCCCGCCCGAGCGACGGGTTTGTGACATGGAACATCGCCGGGTCGAGATAAGCCTCGGCATCCAGCAACTCTTCCGGCCATTCGTACAGCACGCCCAGGCTGGCGGGATCGTCGATGACCCCGTCACGCACATCGCGGAAATAGGCCAGCTTCGTCTTGAACACCCCCGCCGGCGGCTCGTCGCTATGCGTCGAGATGTATAACACGAATGCTTCCGGCCTAGTCGAGGTGCCGCCCGTCGCCTCGCGCAGCATGCTTGCCGCCTTGGGCTTCTTGCCGAACAGCCACAATTCCTCGACCAGCACGATGCCGGCTTTCTTGCCCGAGGCGGTGTCCGCATCCGCTGCCACCACCTTCAGCTCGGCCTTGGTGACCCGGTGCCGGATCAGCCGCTGGTGCTCGACCACATGTAGCAGCTGCCGCAGCTGCGGGTCGGCATTCACCATCCCCATCGCCGGGTCGAAACTGTTCTTCGCCACCTCCAGCGTCGGCGCCAGGATCAGCAGCTCGGCATGGTGCCGCCAGTTCAGGATCAGCGCCGTCAGCATGATGCCCGCCGCAATGGTCGACTTCCCGTTCTTCTTGCTGATCAACAGCATGAATTCGCGGATGCGTCGTTCCCCGCTGACCGGATCCTGCGCCCCGAAGATCGCGGCGACCAGGTCCAGAATCCGCTGGTCGCAGATATCGCCCAGCGTCGGGAAGCTCCCGTCCGGCTTCTGCGGCAAGTCAGTGACCTGCAGCGCGCAGAACACTTTCAGCGCTTCGTCGGCCATGTCGCGGTACAGCGGCTCGCACGGCACCAGCGTCTGGCCCGCGACGATCCGGTCCCGCCAGTCAGTGCAGGCCGTCGACCATTTCGGCAGCATGGGTCAGTTCAGTTGCACGCCCGGCGGGGGAGGGCGCGTACCAAACAACCCGTCCACACCGCGCGCCGCATCCTGCTGCTCTTGCTTCTTGCCCTTCGGCGGAGCTTTGTTGCCCGCCCTTGGTTCGCTCGGGCGGAGGCGCGCATCGGTTGCCCTCGCGCGCTCGGCATCGATCATCTGGTCAAGCCGCTTGCACGCGGCCACGTTGCCCTTCTCGACCTCGTCGACAAGGCGCGCCATCATGCCCGACCGCACCACCAGGGCCGCCCGCTCGCGCTCCCGGCACTCGGCGGGAAAAACCTTTCGCAGCGTCTTGGCATCGCAGCCAATCACCTTGGCCACATCACTTTCGCGATAGCCGCTAGCGAACAACACCATGATTTTATTGGACTTTTCACGCGACCATTGGAATGCCGGACGCCCCTGCCCACGCGGCGGCGCGGGCACCCAGCCAAACAGGCCCGGTGCGTCATCCGAAATTCCAGTCACAAGAAAAAAATCTCCGAATGAGAGGAACGGCGGTGCGCGCGGCCGCGATCCTGCAGACTTTCAACCACCCCCCGGTCATCCGGCGTGCCCGACAGCCCGCTTGGCCCGCTCTCGAGCCGTCTTGCGCTGGTGACACGCATGGCACAGCAGCTGCACGTTCATCGGGTCCAGTTTCTCGCCACCGTCCCTGATCTCGACGATATGATCGCCGATGATCCGCTTGTCCGAGCCGCAGACGATGCAGAACGCACCGCGCACCCGCTTGATGTCGCGCACCAGCTGCCGCCACTCGGGCGACTGATAGAAGCTCAGCGCCACCTTGGGCAGCGGCTTGAGCCTGGGCGGCGAGGCCTTCAGCCTGCTCGGCATCGCCTTCAGCCTGCCCATGCACCACCCGTTGCGCCTTGCCCCAAAACGCCAGCGGGCGGCAGAGCCGAAGCCCGCCGCCCGCTGAAGGTCAGGAGAGGATGTACCAAACAGAACCGCACGCCCGCTGCCGAGTGCGCACTTCTCCAGCACAACTGCATAAATAACCCAATCGCTGCACAAACGGACAAAGTATTTTTCACTGCACACATCCGAAACCGCTTGACGCAGTGTGCAGGCAGAAATCCTCGGATTCACCGATTTGCCGCGCGAGCCACCATGCAGATCGACCGCTCATAGCGCTTGCGCAGCGCATCGCTGGTCACCGATCGATCACCGAAAACGCGCCACACATCGCTCCAGGCAAAGCCGCCACCCTCATTCTCGCGCTTGTGTCGCAGCACCAGGCCGACCAGCCTGCGATGCGCAGCCGGCACCGCCAGCACCAGCGCCCGCTCGCCGGTCAGCCACCGCTCGACATGCTGCACATTGGCCCGCGAGAGGCCAGCACCGCGCGGCACGGCGTCGGTATCGCCATAATCGCCCAGCCAGGTCGCCCGGATGACCGGCGGCATGCTGGACCGCGATGCCGCAGACAGCCAGCCCCGTTCCTTGTCCGGCATGCGCGCCAGATACTCGAGCGCATCCATCAACGCCGCCTCGACCTCGTCAAAGCTCAGCACATCGTCGATCACCATCCCACGCATCCCTTCACCCCAGCCAGCAGCGCCACGATCGACACCGCCATCAACACCCAGAACTCGGCCCGCAATCGCCAGTCACCCCGCATCGGAAGCCTCCATTTCGCAAAACCCCCTTGGAACCATCGCTGGAAGGAAAGCTTCCAACCCCGAAAAACACAAAAAACTCAACAACATCAAAGCATTGAACCATCTGAATACCTTCCTCTTGGAAGGGTATGGAAGGATGGAAGGGAAATGTGACTATATCCCGCATGTGTCTTTCCTGCGCGCATGCGTGCGGAACTTGCGCGGATTTGCCTTCCATCCTTCCAAAGGCGCACGTCTCCCGCAGAAAACCGCGCTTTCTTCCCCTCCACCCCGGCAGATATCATCCTTCCGCACCCCTCCACGTGGAAGGCACAGCAGGGGGTCCAAGCCCGAACGACCCTGCAATCCGCATCAATCCCACCCCGGAATGGCGTCCGGCGGCGGCGGATCGGGCTCCCCAGCAGCAGAGCCGCCCCAGTCGCCCCGCTCGACCTGCTCCAGCGTCACCAGCGCGCGGATCCGCGTCCACCACACCCCGTTGCTGGTCACCTGCTCGAAGCCCTTGTTCTCCAGCTCCACCTTCATGCGCTTGAGGCCGATCTCGGAGCCACCCGCCTGCTTGGCCCAGGCGGTGTACATCTGGTGCAGCTCACTCGATCGCACGCGCACCGTCTTCGGGTCGCCGCCCACCTCGCAGCAATCGGCCAGGAAGCGGCCGACATCGTCCTCGTCGCCGCGATAGCGATCGGTGGCCATGCGCACCTCGTCGGGCTCGATCAGGCCGTTCTGCAGCCAGTCCAGAATGCCGGTGACCAGCTGGGCGAATATGCCGTCGGCCTCGGCGCGCAACTGCTCGGGCAGCGTGCGGTCGCGCTCTTCCTTCGGGATCTGCACCGACCATGGCACCATCTGCATGCGCCGCCAGATGCCGTCGGTCTTGTCCTTGATCTTCGGCTTGTTGTTGCCGCTGATGGTGATCTTGAACTCGGGCAGAAAGGTGAAGAACGACTTGTTCAGGTGCCGCGCGTCGACAGGGTCGCCGCCGGTCACCATCTTCACCAACCCTTCGTTCAGCACCGCGCCCGTGGAAGGTTCCGATACGCGCAGGAAGCGAACGCCGGGCAGGCGCGCAAGGTCGGGGCTGGCCTGGTCGCCGCGCTTCTTCACGCCCTGGTCAAGGAAAGTCTCGATCTGCGTCGATCCGGCATAGTCGCCAGCAATGTGCGCCACCGTCTCCACCCAGGTGCCCTTGCCGTTGGAACCGCCGCCCCAGAAGAATGCCAGCTTCTGGTCGCCGATCTCGCCGGTCAGCGATAGGCCACCCCATTGCAGCAGGAACCGCCGCATCGCCGGGTCGGGCTGCACACGCTCGAGGAACGCCGACCATTTCGCGCACTGCTTGCGCGGGTTGAACTCGACGCGCGTCACCTTGGTGATCAGGTCCTCGCGCCGGTGCGGGTGCAGCACGGCGCGCCATGGCCCGGTATGCCACTCGCTCTTGCCCGTGGCGACCTCCTCGCTCGATCGCTTCTCGGGCTTGCGCTCGAAGCGCAGCGTGCCGTTCAGGCAGTTGATCGCCATGCGGTCGCTGTCGAGCTCGCCCGGCGCGATCACCACCCCGGCAAGCGATTTCACGATGCCGGGGATCTTGTTGATCCGCCCGCCATCCTCGCTCGATTTCGCCCAGCGGCGCAGCAGCTCGCTGAACGGCACCGCCTTCTTGCCTTCGCCCACCAGAAAGTCGAGCCGGTCGCGCTGCTGCGCCTCGTGCGCCAGCATCTGCGATGCGTCCCAGTGCGGCTCGGGCGGCACCTTGAACCCGCTCTCGGCGATCAGATCGGCCTCATGGCCGATGCCGCGCACCGTGGCATGCACCGCCTGCATCACGCGCGCGGGGGTCTTGTCCTTTTCCTCGCTCAGCAGCTGCCAGCGGCGGCCGTCCCAGGCGAACCACCCGATTTCCTGACAGAAGCGGAAGGAATCGCCAAAGCGCAGCGCAAACCGCTCGGCATTGCCCAGGTCGGTGCGCGGCAGGAACGCGCACGCACGGTCCTTTTCAGGATCCGCCGGCGTGACGATGCGCCCGACCGGCGGCTTCCTTCCATCCGTCTGGCCCTCGGCCACGCCATCGCCGGGGGGCGCGGGGGCAGGCGAGGCGGCACCAGCGGTGACACCGGCCTTGCCGGGACGCGCCTTGCGCCCGGTGGATTCTGCTGCAGGATTGCGGGGCATGGGTCAGTCGGCCTTGCCCGACGTCTGGTGCTCGATCGCCGACAGCAGATCGCGATGCACCTCCATGATCAACCAGGCGATCCAACCCAGCCCGCCTGCTGCCCAATGGGGAGCGCCAGCAATTCCCAGAAAAACCCAAAGCATTAGGGGAATCAGCAGGTTAATCACAGGCCCACTGACCAGCGTTCTCTTCCGCTTCGCCGACAAGCGCGTTGTCGATTCGATCATTGCCCCGCCTCCGCCTTGTCTCCAGATGTGGGCGGATACTTCGCCTTGCGATAGGCTTGCGCACCCTGCGCTGCCTTGTCGCGCACCGCCTCCCATGCAGCCTGCTCTTCAGGATCGTTAACCAGAACAGCGCTCATGGTTGCCGCTGTCTGGATATTCGCCAGGATCGACAACAGTTCGCGCGACAGATCGTCCAACCCGGCACGCCATTTGGAGACGCCGGATTTTGCGGCTTCTGGCACGTACGCACCATCGCGGTCGACAAACAGAACACGAAGGCGCTGGATCTCGTCGGCAGCGCGCTGGCAGACCGGATGACCATCCTCGCGCGGCATCCCTCGACTATGGAAAGCACCATTGCGGTCAATGCACCGCAATTCGTCAACGATATCGATCACTCCGCCGCCTCCAGCACCATCTCGGGCATCATTACCCGCACCGTCGGCAGACCCTGCCGCTCGGCCATTTTCTCTTCGACCACCGCCGCAAAGCGCTCGTCTTCGCACACGATCATCCGGTTCGGCCCCAGCGCGCGCAGCATCGCCATGGTCGCGGGCGTCCAGGCCAGCAGGCAGAGGCCATCCCCGCCCCCGCGCACCCATTGCAGCGGATTGGCATAGAGCTTCAGCGCCGGGGCCTCGGCCCAGCCCGTCGCGCGCGGCGGCATCCAGGCATTGGCGCTCCACAGGTCCCAGCCCAGCATCACGCCGTTGCCGCAGCGCAGCGCCCAGCCATCGGGCTGGCGCGGATCGAACGCGACCAGGTCGGTGACGATGCCCTCTTCCACCACCGGCAGGATGATCGCGATCTCGCCCGCCCCCTCGGCCAGCTCGAAGTGGTCACGGTCGCGCGAATAGCTCACCATCGCCCGCCCGATCTCGCCCGCCGCGCAGGCCTCGGCCAGCCACCGCGCCGGCACGCCCTGCTCGCGCAGGAATGTCACGGCCGAGAACCGCAGGCCATTGGCCGCCACTAGCATCTGCGCGCGCAGCCCCAGATTGTCGGGTGCAAATCGATCGATCGTCATGCCGCTGCCCTCCCCGCGCAGATCTCGGGCAGGTTCGCGCGCACCAGCGCCTCGGCCAGGCCGGGGCAGACGCTGTTGCCGATCTTGGCGATCTGGTGGGTCTTGGGCAGCTTGCCGAACTTGCGCGCGCCGCTGTCGGTTCGGTACCAGCATTCGGGATCGAGAATGTAGCCGTCGGGGAAGCCCTGCGCGCGGGCGAGCTCGCGCGGCTCGAGCATGCGCATCCCGATATCGACCAGGACGAAGGTCACCGCGTCACCAGCCACTTCCAGCGTGACGGTCACCACCGCAAAGCGCGGCTTGACCGTGATGGTGTCGAGCGGCTGATCGACGGGCTGATACTGGCCAATCTCGGACCCGTAATATTTGACCAGGAACGCCGCGACCTGCACCGCCCGGTCCATTACGTCGGCAGGCAGCTCGCCTGCCTCGATCAGCGTGGTCTGCACCAGCTGCTGCTGCGTCCCGCGCCCGGTGATCGTGCTGACCGGCTTGTCGGCAGGATGGCCCGGATTGGCCCGATCGCCCCGCTCGGTATTGTGCTGGGCAAGGAACGCGGCAACGGCGGCATGCTTGCCCCCGCCAGCGACGATCGTGCCCAGCGGCTGCTCTGCATCGATCGCGCGCGGGGCCTGCCCGTCGCGCTCGCCATAGCCGGTCTGGATCAAGGTGGCACCGACGGCAGCATAGCCGCCACCTGAAGCGGTCACAGTGCGCAGCGGATCCGCGACATCGAACGATCGGCTTGCACGTGTGCTGGTGTTGTCGACGCTGACAAGCGATGCGGCGACAACGCCATGATGCCCGCCCGTCGAAATGACATCGATGGGCTGCTCGGGATGCGACCCGATGCAGTTGTTGCGCAGCTTCAGCATCGCCGCCGACTGCAGCGCAATCTCGCCGCGATGCGCCCCGGTGATCGTCCGGAAGGGCTCGTCGACCGCATGGGCACGATCACCGCCCTGATGCGTGACGGGCAGCAGGCTTGCGCCGATCAAGCCGAACCGATTTTCGCAGGTCTGGGTTGCCAACGGCGCATCGACCGCATTGGCCGCGCGAATCTGCCCGCCCGGCTTCTCGCCGTAGTAAGGCGACAGCACCGGTGCCACCGCCGCCATCTCCCCGCCCTTGGCCGTTGTGATCGTGCGCAGCGGTTCGTCGGCCGACCAGGCACGTCCCGGATTCCAGCTGCTGTTGGTCACCGGCACGATGAAGGGCCGCGCGCTGTTGACAACATAGCGCATCACGCCGGCGGCGATCCTGCGGCAGGTCGCGTCCTTGAGCGGGCGCTTGCGATCGAAGATGCTCGGGCAAGGCAGCGTCCAGTCGATGCACTCGGCAGCGGCGCGCCAGCGCAGCAGCTTGCCCGCCACCACATCGGGCGAGCCTGGCTTGCCATGCGTCGGCGCTGGCCAGACGATCGGCAAGCCGTCGCGGCGCGCGATTAGGAACAGCCGCTTGCGACTGGTCGGCACGCCATAGTCACAGGCGCGCAGCTCGCGCCATTCGACCTTGTATCCTTGCTTGCGGATCCGCCGCACCCACAGGTCGAATTCTTCGCCGCGGCGTTCCTTGATCGGCTTGTTGTCCTCGTCGAGCGGCCCCCACTGGCGGAACTCCTCGACATTCTCGAGCATGATGACATCGGGCGCACCGGCACCGCCTGGCGTCGCCTTCTTCAAACGCTCGATCCAATGCGGCACCACATGCGCAAGGTCGCGAATATACTTGTCGCGTGGCTTGCCGCCCTTCGCCTTGCTGTGGTGCTTGCAGTCGGGCGAGAACCAGACCAGCGCCACCGGCCTGCCCTCGGTCGCGTCGAGCGGATCGACCGAATAGATCGACTGGCAGTAATGCCGCGTGCCCGGGTGGTTCGCCGCGTGCACCGCGATCGCCGCCTCATCGTGATTGATCGCGACGTCGACAGGCCTGCCGAACGCGGCTTCCAGCCCCGTCGACGCCCCACCGCCGCCCGCGAAATTGTCGATGATCAGACCCATCACTCTTCCTCATCCAGCAGATTGTCGATCAGCACCGTTTCGCGGCTGATGATGTCCAGTATGCGCGTCGCCAGGGTCGACACCGGCAGCCCGCGCTGGCTGGCGATCGGCAGCAGCCGGTCGGACAGCGCCCGGTCCAGCGCGATCGTGCGCGTGACCGGCGAAAGCGGCGTATCGAGCTCGTCGAGGCAGGACGGGCAGACGAACAGCTGGTGCCATTTCGTCAGCGCCTCGCGCGTCTGCCGCTGGCACCGCCCGCAATCGAACCTGGTGCGAGACGCGTTCATGCCGCCACCTCATAGTCGCCAGGCCGCTCGAGCTGCTTCCGGCACGGCGCGATCCAGTCGAACAGCGTTTCGCCTTCCTCGCCGAAGCCGCCGTCGATCCAGACAAGCCAGCAATAGCTGGTCGCCGTGCTGCCCTCGGGCGCCAGCCTGCCCTTGTGGATCACGACCCGCTCGACGAACTGCAGCACATGGCTGGGCGGATTCCGGGAAAACAGCCGCTGCCAGCGGCCCACGCCTTCCAGAAACGAGGTGCGTACCAGCACCGCAAACCCGAACTCGCTGCACTCGGCCATGCGCTGAATAAACTGGTCAGCAAGGCGGAACGGCGGATTGGTTATCGACCAGGAAGTGGTGGCAGGCTGCGCACTGAACAGGAAATCGACCACGGGAAAGCCCGCGCCATAATCGTGCACATCGCTGGCCTCGACCCGGCGGAAATACTCGGCCAGCACTTTGACCATATGCCCGCGATTGGCCGCAGGCTCGCGGCAGCTGAAGCTGGCAAGGTCCTCGCCCTGCCGGATCAGCCACTCGCACAACGCGCGCGTCGCCCAGGGCGGAGTCGGAAAATCGTCGAGCGAATGGTGCGGCTCGCGGCGCTGCTGCATGACGGCGCTCGACCTGTTCTGTGTCATGATGCCTGCCGTCCCAATCCTGCGCAGATCTGCGCCCAGAGCGATTCCGCCCGATAGATGCTCATTTTCAGCGTGCGGGCCGCGCGGGCGATGCTGCCGTGGCGCGCCACCAGCTCGGCCAGCGCATCCATGTCCTGCTCATCCTTGCTGGCCACCGCCCGCTCAGACCCGCATCGGCATCAGCACGCACGCGCGGTCGCTGGCGTCGCCCTTGCTCCACCCCGTCGGGCCCGTGCTGTCGCTGAACCGCACCGTCGCGCTGTCACCGGGCAGCTGCGCCAGCACATCGGCCAGGAACCGCCCGTTGAAACCGATGGCGAAATGCAAGCCGGTCCAGTTGCCCTCGGCCTCGATCGTCTCGCTGGCCGTGCCCGTCTCCGGGCAGGTGCAGCTCAGCTCGATCGAGCTCGCCCCGAACTCCAGCTTCACCGCCCGCGTCTTGTCGTTGCTGATCGCGATCACCCGCCCCAGCGCATCTTCCAGCGCACGCGGATCGAAGCGGCACACATTCGCGACCCCCGCCGGCAACACCCGCCGCCAGTCGGGGAAATTCCCGTCGATCAGCTTGGAAACCAGCACGGTCTCGCCCGCCTCGACCCGCATCTTGCCAGGCGTAAACGCCACATCGATCCGCGATTCGGCGCACAGCGTCTGGATGATCGGCACAGCCTTGCGCGGCACGATGCTGTCGGCCAGCGCCTCGCACCCCTCGGGCGCGAGCAGGCGCACATGGTGGAGCCGGTGGCCGTCGGTCGCGACCACGAACAGCGCGGACGCGCCATCCTCATCCGCCCGCCGCTCGAACTGCACGCCGTTCAGATAATAGCGCGTCTCTTCGGCCGACATCGCCGGGCGCACGTGCGCCAGCGCCTCGGCCAGACCTGCGCCCTCCATCTCCCACTGCGCCGCCCAGTCCAGGCAGGCAATGCGCGGAAAATCGTCGACCGGCAAAGTCGGGAAGCTGAACCGCGCACGGCCGCAGCGCATGATCAACCGGCCATCCTGCAGCTGCAGCGTGACCTCGCTTTCCTTGGGCAGCTTCTGCACCGCGGCGTCGAGCACCCGGCCCTGCACGGTGATTGCCCAGCTGCCGGACGATTGCCCGACAGGCACCTGCCGGGTCAGCTCGATATCCAGGTCGGTCGCGGTCACGGTCAGATGCTCGCGCGTCACGCTGATCAGCACGTTCGCCAGGATGGGAATCGTGTTCCTGGCCTCGACCGCCGCGATCACCGATTTCAGCGCCGCCTTGAGCGACCCACTCGCCAGGCTGACCGTTGCAACCGCAACGGTTCCATTATCGCCACGCGCCATGTCAATTGCCCCCCTTGCGCGAAACCGGCACCAGCTCGGCCACGATCTCGCAGATGCTTTCGGAATATCGGCGGATGAACAGGTCCGCCCCTTCGCGCTCGATCGCCCCGCGATCGGCCAGGGCACTCACCTCGGCGCATTTGCGCGCCGCCAGCATGATGATGCCCAGGGCGTGCAGCCGTTTTAGACCATGCAGAGCAGCGCCGAGCTCCCATTCGCTCCAGCAGCCTGGCGGGCATACGGGATCAGGCCGCTCACCCAGCGCCCGTGCCCAGCTGCCCGGCTCACTCTCGTTATCGACCGTCACCGTGGCACCCGGTGCGAACGCCATGAACGGCTCGCAGCGTGCAGGCCCGTCCCAACCCGAAGCGCAGACAGCGTCATCCTCGGCAAAGCCCCGCACGACATGCGACATCGGCGGCAGGCTGGCTGGCAATGGGTCGACGGTACGATAGACAGGCGATCCAAGCGTGAACGAATAGTCAGGCGTCCCGGCCTCCGAGAGGATGCGTAAACCCACGATGCGATCCTGATCCATGATCAGCGCCCCGGCCACGGCAGGGCCTTCAAACACCGGACCAGACCCGAGCGGCGCCTGCGACTGGAGCCAGGATTTGGGTTCTTCCGACTCTGCTGGGCTAAGCTCGTGATGCTGCTCGGCATCCATCGGCTTCAGGTCAGCCACCGACGTACCCTGGTCGAAGGCGAAAGCGTCCGCGCAATCCGGCTGGGCCCGCGGCGTGTACCGGAATGTCATGTTCGCAGGATCGATCTCATAGGAGACCACGCGAACAGGCTGGCCTGCGACCAGTACCCAGTCTCCGACCGTAAAGGCCGCGCCCCGGAACAGGGGTCGATCGCGCGCCGTCATGGGCCGCCAATCGCTCCGTCCCTCGCCGGTCAGATGCCAACCCGAAGCGCAGCCCTCAGGCTCGCCCGCCATATCCACCGCCAGCCCCTCGGGCCGCGCCGCAATCATCCCGCTGCCGCTCATGACGCCCTCACCAGCACGCAATGCGGAGCGGGATCGGCGCGATACTGCACGATCCAGCCCGACGTCATCATGCCCGCGGCAAGAACTTCCGGCCCCTCGCACTCATTCTCGTTGAGCCACTTGCGTACGGCCTCTGCCATCGAATTGGTGAAGCTGAGGTCCTCGCCACAGAATTCAACAGCGCGCTCGATGATCGCATCCGCATCCCACCCGAGCCCGCCCGCATGGCGCACGGCAACAAACTCGTTGTCACCCGGTTCGCGGGTCAACGCCCAACCACCCGGTGCTTCGGCAGACGGGGTGGCGATGATGTCATCGCCCAGTTCGAGCACCGCAGCCTTGAAGACCGCTCCATCAACTGCAGCCGCATGGCGATTCCAGCACTCGTCCGGCTTTGACAGCCAGTCCGCCCAGCCTTGCAGCGTGCAATCGCAGGGCACCACCTCGTCGCAATAATCGTCCAGATAGATCACCTGCCTCACGCCACCATCTCCTCGATCGGTCGCCCCAGCGGGCGGTTGTATTTGCGCTGGTGCTCTGCCGCCTGCTGCGCGATCCATTCTCGGCGTCGGCGGTCGGCCTCGCCTCGGCGATCGGCCAGGGGGTCAATGCCCGGCACCGCCGCACTCACGGGCGCGGCCAGCTTGCGCGCACGGCTATGCTTTGGCGGTTGATATCGGTCGGGATTGGCCGCCATCAGCGCGCGATAGGCAGCGGCGGTCGATCGACCCACCGGCTGCGGAAAGTCGAGCAGCCGCATCAGCCCACCAGGCTGGCGATACGCAGCCTTGGCCAGCACATCCAGCGGCGTGCCCGTACGCGCCAGCCATGCGCGGATCTCGTTGGCCAGAACGGCGGCCTGGGCGGCGGTCAGGAAATCGTTGCGCCCCCGGGGATCGGCCAGCCCATCGGGATAGTCGCGGATCACCGCGCGAATCGCCGCTGCATTCGCGCGCAGCAGCCCGCGCCCCTCGCCCAGCACGCGATGCCGCACCGCGTCGGTGACACCGATATGGCTGGCAACGCGCGTCCAGGGCGTGCCCGTGGCGCGCATCCATTCGTCCAGATCGGCAAACACCGCGCGCGCGTCCTGATTGCTGATCGCGTCTCGAATCCCGCTCATCCCCCGGTCCTTTCCCGCCACAGTACGGCTCCGACCTGCCGATCGGCCGTGCGCTTTCCGCTCGAAACGATGGTCACCACGCGCCCGTCGAAGCTGCTGGCACTGGCCACCCGGATCAGGCCCGCCCGCATCAGCTTGGTGATCAGATACTGGGCACGGCTACGGGCATTCAGGTCGAGCTGGCGCGCCAGCTGCACATTGCTCGGGCAAGCCAGGCCCGCCTCCGCAGCCTCGGTCAGCAGCGCCAGCATCCGCCCCTCGTCGCTCGCGTCGAAATTCTCGGGCAGCGCCTGGGCCGGGCGCGAGACGGCGCGCCGCACCGGCCCTTCCATGCGCGATCGCGCGCGCGGCTGCACCGG